TCAGGGTTCATGGTGCGGCGTCTCCTGCGTCTGCCCCAGGTCATACTGCCCGGTGGGCGGCAATGCGCCGCGGCCGTGATGGGCCAGGCTGTGCATGGCGGCCACCACCGCGCCCTGGGTCAGGCTCATGGTGCGCGCGTCGACATGGCGGCGGTCCAGCCCGCAGGAGAGCAGCCCGGGCAGGGCGGCCAGGGCGAGGGTGGAGGCGAGGTTGCTGTCGATCACGTCCCAGTAATCGCCGGCCACGGCGCCGATGAGCATGGAAAGGCTGATCTGGGTGGTGGGTTGCGCCAGCCAGCCCAGAATGCGCCGCCCCCAGAGCCTTGGCGATGATGGCGATGGGGGCGCTGGTTGGGGAGTGGGGGTAGGAAGGTGGGTCATGGGATCAAGCTCCTGGAAGGTTATGTTTCGTTCAGGAAATGTTTCTGTTCATGAAAAGCGCTTTCTCCGCTGCCCTGCGCCTGACCAGCCCGGGCAGTACGGTTTCAGCGTCCTTATCGGGGCTGCGGGCATGGACCCAGCGACCGAACTCGCGGCTTGCGCGGTCGAAATCGTTTTCCAGCACCGCCGCCCAGAGATGGGAGCGCAACAATGCAGCCAGCCCCAGGTTGTAGGCGAAGTCCGCCAGCGCTGCGGTCCGACGGGGGGCCAGATCGGGCTTGCGCCTGAGGATCTCGCCTGCCAGCGCGTGCAGGCGCCCTTCCATCCAGGTCTCGGCCTGGCTCTGGCTCACCGGGGGCGTGCGGGGGGTGACCGGATGGCCGCTGCCGTCACGCGTGGCGCCGTAGCCGATGCTCCATATTCCGGCAGGGCAGGCATAGGGGCGGGCGCTGAAGCCCTCGAAGCGGCGTGCCAGTCGGGCCGCCAGGGCGCTGGCCTGTTCCTGACCCGGGGCCCCGGGAAGCGGTGGGGGCCCGCTCACAGGAGGTGCCTGCTGGTCAGCCAGTGGATGAGGATCTGCGCGAAGCCCGAGCCGAAGGCCGAAGCCCCCCAGATGATCGGCGCATTGACCATGATGGCCCGCCGCCAGCCGGTTTCGGTATGGCGGATGCGGTCCTCATGGTTGGCAAGCACCGTCTCCTGCTGGGCGAAACGCTGGTCGGTCTGGGCGAAGCGGTCCTCGTGCTGGGTGAACCGGCTGTCCATGCGCCGCGCCAGGTCCTGGAACTCTGTGGCCCGTACGTAGGTCATGGCGTGCTCTCCTGTGGGGCTGCGTTCCGGTCGGCCATCAGGCCAGCGAGATCGGCAGGGGTGGCGGGCAGGGGGGTGCCGGCCGGGGCTTTTCCGGCGGCGATAGCGCGCAGCGAGGCCACATAGGTCTGCACGTCCGCAGGGGCCGGGGTGCCCATCATGCCCCATTGCTCATAAAGGGCGGGGCCCAGCTGGCGCAGGCGGCTGCGGGCCTGCAGCGCCAGCGGCACGGGTGCAGGCCTGGGCGCATAGGGGGTTACGTCCCACCCGCCTTGGGCGTTTTTCACCAGGGCCTTGGGCGTCTGGTAACGGGCTGGGTCTTTCCATTCCGTTTCCGTAACATCATGCAGGGCCACCCATTTCACCCTTGGGTCAGTTGTCATGACGCGGCTCCAGCCGATCACGGGGAAGGGGCCGGAACCTGACAGGTCGGTGTTTTTTGCTACGGCAGCGTAATGGTTTATGGCCTGGGTTGGGGCCGGCTGTGCCCCGGATTGTGCCTTGAATGAAACGGTGCGCAGCAGCGGGCGGGCGACGGAAGCCGCATGAGCCCGCTTGCCCAGCACGCGGATAGTGTAGCGGGATGCCACCCCCTGGCCGCCGAAGCCGCCACTGGCGTTGACTGTATACCAGCAGGCTACTGTGGCCTGGGTGGAGGTGGGCGCGCTCATTCCCTGGGTCAGCAGGTTGACCGCATTGGCCGCGACATTGGTCGAGACCTCGATGATCGGCGTGACGGATGGGTCAAAGGCTTCGGGAAAGGTGACCGTATCGCCGTATTTCACGGTCGCGTCGAAAACCTGCTCGAAATCATAATCCGCATTCCCCATCGCCACCCCGGTCCCCCCGCCAGGATTCTGCAGCGTGGTGGCGCCGTCTTTCGTGGTCAGCAGCCGGTTGCCGGCGTTATCGGTGATCGTGCCGTCAGTGTGAAAAGTGGTGAGGGCATAGGTATTCACGTCGTCAACTGCGATCTGGGCGGTGTTTTTTCCGTCCTTGTCCAGAAGCCAGCGGAGTTGGGCGGCCTGATGCCAATTTTTAGGGTTCTGCGCTGAGAAAGAAACCCCGGCGCTTATTGCACTATCGGCGTTAAGTTGGCCACTGCTATGAAGTGACCTAACATTTACAAACCCGAGTGTCGTCGTGCCGTCCACTTTAAGATTACCCGTGATCTCACCGCCGGTCAGCGGTAAGTATTTCGACATATCCACGTTGGTGACGTAGAGGTCGCCTGCCTTGTCGGTCAGCTTGCCGTCAACGGTCAGGTCGTTGGTGATTGTGCCGCCTGAAGCGGGTAGGAAGGCAGAGGTATCAGCAGTCGTCAGCAGCCGATTGCCGGCGTTATCGGTGATCGTGCCGTCAGTATGAAAGGTGGTGACCGCCTGCTTGCCGCCGTCATCCAGGGCCATGACCTGGGCGCTGTTCGTGCCGTCGGGCAGGGCCTGGAACCGGAACTTGGCCGCCTTGTCACTGTCCTTGAGGCTTTGGGCGGAGAAGGCCAGATTGGAGAGAACGGTGCTCTGCCCGACAAGATTGCCGAGCACGCGCGCGGCCCCGTTCACCATGAGATCGCCGGTGACCTCACCCCCAGTGACGGGCAGATAGGTTGCGCCATCCCGCATGGTCAGGAAGCGGTTGCCCCAGTTATCGGTGACCGTGCCATCGGGGTGGAAGAAAGTCCCGACTTCGGTGGTGCCGCTGCTAACCCGGATGATGGCCGTGTTGTCGGTGCCCAGGGTCAGGCGCTGGAGGGCGGCCCACTGAGCGGGGTTTTCGGGGTTCATGATCTCGAGCACGTCGTCAGACGTGATGGCGCCTGTTGCGCTGATCCGGGCCGCGTTCAGGTTTCCCAGCACTGTGGGGCCGTCCACCTTGAGGTCCCCTGTGATCTCGCCGCCGGCCAGGGGCAGAAAGCCCGTGCTGCCGCCGCCGCTGCCCAGGGTGATGTAAAGCGGGTTGGTTTTCGTGCCCACGCGCCGGTCGCCCGAGACGAGCTCGACGGGCGCGCCTGCGCCCATGTTGGGGCCCGGGTCGGTTCCGGCAGGGGGCGGGGCGGTCAGCGTGGCGATGAGGGGGGCGTTTTTCGTACCGGTCCCATGGCCGCCGGCCACCAGGGTTACGGGCGCGCCAGTCTGCGTTTGAGCGAAGGCGGGCGCGCAGGAGAGCGCCAGCATGGCATAGGAACAGGCGCCCGCAGAAAGGAATTTGCGCATACAAGATCATTCAAGGCTTAAATGTCCCGTCAACGCGTCTGGAAATCCCTTCGCGTCCGTGAGGGGAGATTAGGCAGGCCTTTTCACCACTTCCAAATGAAAGCTTCATGAAAGCTTTTTCCTGAGCCGTGACTTTCCCAAGCCGACCTCCTAAAGTGCCGGGCGTTCCGGCCTGGTTTCGGAACATTCCTGTTCCACGTGCCAGCCAGAAGTGAGAAACAACATGCACGCAACCCCCCAAGGCTCTTCCGCCCTGCACCTGGTGATTTTATTCCTGGTGCTGGGCGTCTATGTTCTTGTGGGCATGGCCTCTTACGCCTGTGTGAAGCGCAAAGGCTTCCGGTGGCCCGTTCTTCTGGTGATCGTGTGCCTGATCTGCTGGCCGGTTCTTATCCTGCTCGAACTGTTGCGCAGCCCCAATGGTGTGGAGAGTTCCCGCCGACCGATTGAATATGTCGGCATGGGCCTGGCCGCTTTGAACATTCTGCTCCTCGTGCTGGGGTGCCTAAGCCGGTAGTGAAAACCTGCAGTAAAGCTGCCTGCGGTGAAAAGACACCATGACATCATTTTTTGATTACTTCCCGGCGGTCAATGATGTTGCCCTGAGTATTTCCAACAACAGGTTCCCTGTAGGGGTTCCTGTGGTGGTGTTGGTATTTGTCGGCATCATCGGTCTCAGCACTTTCCTGTGCCTCGCAAGGAAGGGGTTTTCACCGTTGGAGGTGTGGTTCTTCACCTGTGTGACCGTGTGGCCGGTCCTGATTCTGCTTGAACTGTGGCCAAGCGCCGAGGAGGAAACCCGGCCTCCCTTTATTTTTGAATATATCGGCCTGGCGATAGCGGCGCTCTCTTTGCTGGGCGGGGCCGTGTTCCTGTTGAACAGATTTGCATGAATCCGGTCGTGACCTCTCCCTTGGCCTGTAAACTGATCTCTGTCTTCTTTTCTGCACTGGAGATCCTGATGCTGATTGCGACAGTCCTGGTCGTGGGGAGGGCAACTTACGCCTGTGCGGAGCGCAAAGGCTTTCAGCCGCCCACCCTCTGGGGCATTCTGGGAGCGGTGTTCTGGCTTTATCTTCCCATTCTCGAACTCACGGACGCCACCACGCCGGAAAAGACCTCCCCACGCCCGGTTGAATATATCAGCTGGATTGTTTTCTGCCTGTTGATTGCAAGCGTTGTTCTTGCCGCTGGTTTTCAGACCCCCTGAAATATGAAGGGCTGCAGCCCGTCTTGCGTGTGGCCCAGGCCTGTGCCAGTCTTTCCAGCGGAAGAAAGCGGCGCAGTTGCAGTGTTATCGCCAGAAGTAGCAGTCAATTTATCTCTGGCGTCCGAAGATCCGGCGTCTGACTGCTTGATGCCGCAAAAGGGTGTTTTCGCGCCCCTTTACCGCTTTCTTTCACTCCCGGGTTTGAGGGCGGTCCGGCAATAGGTGACCAATCGGTGCCCCAAAGCCACTGCCATCCAGGCCAGGCTATTGAAAAGGGGGATAAGAAAGGACTCACCGGAGCGCGGCGTGCCCTGCAGGAAAGTGGTGCCGATCTCTGCCAGGTCTTTTATGTCGTCAGAGGCCTGGTCGATCCGGTCTCCGTACACATCCAGCAGGACCTCGTCGAGCTTGTAGGGCGCAAACATGCTGTAATTGTTGCGGAGCCGGGCCAGCTCCCGGAGAACCAGCAGGTTCTTCTCCTGTTGCCGCACTTTCCTGAAACTGGCCAGCGCTTCCTCCTTGCCATTACGGTGCAAGGTGGTTTCCAGTGTGTCGTCCAGCATATCTTTGAGGGCTCTGGAGAAGTGGGCGATATCGGGGTCATAGGACTTCATGGCGCTCATCAGATCTTCACCCAGGCGTGTGAAAGCCAGATACTGTTCACTGCTGAGCGTTCCGTCGCGGGTTTGCTGCAGAAGAGCCTGGGCCAGTTTCTGGACCGGAACCGTGGCCTTGGGCAGGCTGCCCCTGTCCGCCTTTTCCACAACCTGCTTGAGACGGGCGGTAAAGTCGGGTCCTGTCTCAATGACAGTATTGCCCAGGATATCCTGAAGACGCTTCTCCTGGTCCAGAACGATCTGACGAAGCATTGCATACGACAGATACGCATTGCCCTGCTCCACCCCGGTTGTTCTGACAAGGGCCCGTATGAACTGCCTGAACTGCTCCGGGAGGGTTCTTTGAGCGTCGAAAGCCAGGGCAGTTCTTTCCAGGGCCGGGGCATCAGTGACCTGAGCGGGGCGCAGGTTGATGCCGTAATGCGCCTGGGCTTTCCGCGCCAGGCAGGCGCGTTCGGGACTGCTTTCATCGCCGGTCAGCCAGAAATTGACAACTGCCATGGCAAGGTCTCCTCAAGTGCAGGGTGGGGCGGGTCATAGCACGTGAACCGAACTGATCGTAAACGTTCCCTGTGACCGACAGCGACGCTCAGGAAAGAGAGAGTACCTGCAAAAACTTGAAAACATTGCGTCATTGCACGGGATATGCCAGTCTTTTCACCGGAAGAAAGCGGCGCTAGTGGGCCGTTTGCCAGAAGCAGCAGTCAAATCATCTCTGGCAAACAATGATCCGGCGTCGGACTGCCTGATGCCGCAAAAGGGGGCATCCTAACTAGGATGACTCGCTCCCCTTTACCGCTTTCTTCCAACGCTTCAGATAATTCGCCCTGATTTACGCAAAAGCGCCTGGGAATTGCGCCTGAGCGTGGAGTGTGACATTCACGGTGATGGAAGAAAGCGGCGCAGTTGCAGTGTTATCGCCAGAAGTAGCAGTCAATTTATCTCTGGCGTCCGAAGATCCGGCGTCTGACTGCTTGATGCCGCAAAAGGGTGTTTTCGCGCCCCTTTACCGCTTTCTTTCACTCCCTCTAGGGTCCTTTGCTTCAGCCAGCCCAGTCCAAGGCCTGGCTGCCCTGTGTGCGATAAGCCGGCGGCCCTTTGCTGGATCATTTTCCGGAAATGACCGTTCATGATGATCGTGTTTGTCCGCCCGTGATGGTAGGCTGCGGCCTTTCCGAGAAGAACGCTGCCCTTCTGGCTGAGAGGCGCGCGTGTTCTCCTGCTTTTGTTGAGAAGATCTATGAAGGCCTATCTGGACTCCATTTTTAAGTACTTCCCAATATTCAGCGATGTGAATGATGAATTTACAGCAACCTTTCCCATTGTGACGCTGGTATTTGTGGGGATTATTGCGCTGTCTGCTTATATCTGTGTATCCCGAAAGAGGTTTGGCCCCATATTTTCTTGGGTGTTTATGTGCGCGGTTTTCTGGCCGTGGTTGATTGTGCTCGAATTATATCCAAGCGCGAATAAGGAAAAGACTTTACCAACTGTCATTGAACAGATTGGCTTGGCCATAGCCATTATATCTGTTTTGGGTGGCATCGTATTTCTGTTTAACAGATATCTGTGAATTATAACTCTGAAGATGTCTTAAGGGGACCCTATGCCGCCACATGACTTGATTCCGCCCTATATCGAGGAGGGGCTGGCTGACATGGTGGCAGTAGTGTGCTTCTTTTCAGGCTGGGCTACCTATGCCTGTGCGAAGCGGAAGGAATTTCACCCAGCGCCACTCTGGGGGTTTTTGGGAATATTTTTTTGGCCAGTTCTTCTTATTCTTGAAATCTCAGACACCTATTCTCCAGACAAGGTGGCCCCACGTCGTATTGAATATATCGGAGGAGCAATGATTCTGCTCTACATCGGGGTAATTTCAAGTGGTGTGTTTGCTTAATAAGTGAACTGAGAGAGATACCGGCGGTTAATGGGGCCTAGCGTAGGGGAAGGGCGCTGTGCGTCGCCGAAACTGCAGGGCTGCGACCGGTCTTGCGGGGAAAACCGGTATATGCCAGTCTTTTCACCGGAAGAAAGCGGCGCAGTTGCAGTGGTATCGCCAGAAGTAGCAGTCAACTCATCTCTGGCGTGCAAAGATCCGGCGTCGGACTGTTTGATGCCGCAAAAGGGAGGCATCCCCAAAAGGATGAGGCGCGCCCCTTTACCGCTTTCTTTCACTCCTGTAGTGGGTCCTTTGCTTCAGCCAGCCCAGTCCAAGGCCTGGCTCCCGTGTGGGCAATAAGCCGGTGGGCCTTGACTGAAACATTTCCCGGAAATGACCGTTCATGATGATCGTGTTTGTCCGTCCGTGATGGTAGGCTGCGGCTTTTCTGAGAAGAACGCTGCATTCTCTGGCTGAGAGGCGAACGTGTTCTCCTGCTTTTGTTGAGAAGATCCATGAAGGCCTATCTGGACTCCATTTTTAAGTACTTCCCAATACTTATCGACCTGAGCCCTGGATATTCTTTAGCTCTGCCTGTTGTGACGGTGCTATTCGTGGGCATTATTACGCTGGCCTCTTCTGCCTGTGTATCCCGGAAGGGGTTTGGGCCCGTAGATGTTTGGGTACCTATATGCGCGGCTTTCTGGCCGTTGTTGATAGTGCTCGAATTATATCCGAGCGCGAATAAGGAAAAGACTTTACCGACTGTCATTGAACAGCTTGGCTTGGCCCTAGCCATTATATCCATTTTGGGCGGCATTGTATTTCTGTTTAACAGATATCTGTAAATCATAAATCTGAAGATATCTTAAGAGGCGCCAATGCCGCTACATGACTTGATTCCGTCCTATATCCTGGAACATTTTCCGGAAATGACCGTTCATGATGATCGTGTTTGTCAGCCCGTGATGGTAGGCTGCGGCTTTTCGGAGAAGAGCACTGCCTCCTCTGGTTAAGAGGCGCGCGTGCTCTCCTGCTTTTGTTGAGAAGACCTATGAAGGCCTATCTGGAATCCATTTTCAATTACTTCCCAATATTTAGCGACGTGAGCGCTGGATATTTTGTAGCTTTGCCTGTTGTGACAGTGATATTCATAGCCATTATGGCGATTGCCTCTTCTGCCTGTGTATCCCGAAAAGGATTTGAGCCCGTAGATGTATGGGTATATTTGTGTACGGCTTTTTGGCCGTGGTTGATTGTGCTCGAATTATATCCGAGCGCGAAAAAGGAAAAGACTTTACCGACTGTCATTGAACAGCTTGGCTTGGCCCTAGCCATTATATCCATTTTGGGCGGCATCGTATTTCTGTTTAACAGATATCTGTAAATCATAAATCTGAAGATATCTTGAGAGGACCTTATGCCGCCACATGACTCGATTCCGCCCTATATCAAGGACGCGCTGGCTGACCTGATGGCAGTAGTGTGCTTCTTTTCAGGCTGGGCTACCTATGCCTGTGCGAAGCGGAAGGAATTTCATCCAGCGCCACTCTGGGGGTTTTTGGGAATATTTTTTTGGCCAGTTCTTCTTATTCTTGAAATCTCAGACACTTGCTCTCCTGAAAAGATGGCACCACGTCGTATTGAATATATCGGAGGCGCAATTATTTTGCTCTACCTCGGTGTACTTTTCAGTGGTGTGTTGGCTTAGTAAGTGAGGCGACGGGCAGGCTTTTGCTGTGCAGTGATAAGGCTGCACGCGTTAACAGGCGGCTAAAAATACGTCAGCCGCAAGCGTTTTTACAGATTTGTTTTAACCGTAAATCTGATTTCCTGTCCCTCATTTCTGACCTCGGCGGGAGTCGTCTTTACGCACTTTCTCCTTCTTTTTCTTGAAACCATGAATTGTCCTTGTAACCGTGAATCTACCCATATCATTCCTCAGGCTTTGTGCAGCGCCTTTAACGAAGTTTTCCTTCCACTCGTCAGGCTGACCGCTCAGAGCCTTCATCGTTCCTGCCTTGGCGGCATTTTTGACAGGCTGTGATAAGACGGGATCAAGGTTAACGCCCCGTTTTCGAAGAGCATTGTGGCTTAGCTGTATTGCGCGTGTACGCGCCAGGGCCTGGCCACCTGCGGAAAGAATTTTGCCACCAAGAATCGAGGTAAGCACGTCACCTGCTCTATGCCCTACCATATTTGCGTAGTGTCCACCCCAATCTCCTTCCCGTTCCTGGTCAGCCGCATCAAGCCAACGTTCATTATTTTCAGCGGCGCGCTCAATAAAGCGGGATAATGGGTTTTCTACGTAATGGTCCAGGGAAGTCAGGGTTGCGTCCAGATGCTCCAATCCGTTGAACGGTCGAACGATTTGGGTTGCGGCGGCCCCGACGAAATCCGTTCCCAGATGTATATAGGGGTGTGTATGTGGGTCTACGTAATGACCCGCATGCACCGGATCCTGCAGGATGCCCAAGGTACTATTAGAGATTTCGCTGAGCGTGGGCCAGCTGCTTTTGCCGCCTTCCGACAGGCCCTGATTCAATTGCCCGGATGTGCGGTTTTCCTCTTTTCCATCAGCGTGCCCTGGCATGGAGACGGGTTGGGTAAGAGCGTTTGCAGAAAGGGGCGGTGCTTGAGCCGCTGTGCGGCCAGCTGGATTGGCGCTTCCCGATGGGCGGGTGCCTGCCTGTGGCGCCTTGTTGCCAAGGCTTGGGGCGTGGGCACTGTCGTTGTTGGTGCCGGGTTGCGTATCATTGCCGGTCTGGGCGTTTAAAGCGTCCAGTTGGTCGCCAAAATGCACCTGAAAGGGGCTGAAGGTCTGGGGGAGTGGGGGCATCTGGCACCTTCCTGCGATAAACGTTGCTATATCGTTCTGTTTTTTGGTCCATTCCCGGCGGTTAATGGGGCATAGCGTAGGGGAGGGGCGCTGTGCGTCGCCGAAACTGCAGGGCTGCGACCGGTCTTGCGGGGAAAACCGGTATATGCCAGTCTTTTCACCGGAAGAAAGCGGCGCAGTTGTGTTCCGCTTGCCAGAGGTAGCAGTCACATCATCTCAGGATGAGCAAAGATCCGGCGTCGGACTGCTTGGCGTCGCAAAAGGGGCCATCCTTGATAGGATGACCCGCGCCCCTTTACCGCTTTCTTCCATTGCCCGCTCGGCCGGAAAGCCTCGCATTGTTTGCCTTCGCCCCGGGCAGTAGAATGCCCCGTCAGGACCGCACGTCCGTGCGGTGAAACCAGGGGGATTCACCATAGGCAAATAGGGAGAAATCCGTGGCGCCTATCTTCCGCCACCAGCTGCGCAAGCGGTGGAAGGCTGCTTCTTCCCGCCAAGAGCGTTGAAGTTCAGCCTCCTGGATTGTGAAGCTAATTTTGCTCTTCTTCCAGTGTTCCCTTGATCAACAAGTAAATTAACTTGATAAGAGGCCCACTGAAAAAGATCAGGCTCAAATGCTGTTTGAAGGCAATACATGATTTCGGATATTCCGTTTTTCCCAGTGGTTGGTGCATTTGTTTACCATGATGAACGTGCTCTCATTCACGTGACAGCAGATCTGTTCATAGGTGTGTGTGCTTATATGTGTGCAAAACGCAAAGGGTTTTCTCCTGTGGCGCTTTGGGCAATCGCGTGCGGTATAATGGCACCTTTTTTGATCGTTCTGGAGCTGTGTCGCAGCAAGAACCCGGGGAAAACTTCACTACGTCTGGTTGAGTATTTCGGAACAGCTTTAGTCTTGTTCTCAATTATTGTTGTCTTTTATGAATTCTTTTATCAAGTGAAAATATGATATGAATAATAGTTTTAGGAAATAAACCATCTTGATCACAGTCGTGAGAATGCTTCCAGACTGGCTGGGAAAGCATTCAACTTGGTATCTCTTGAGAGAATGAAATGTATCTATCTCAAATCGTTCATCTTAAATTTTCCTATGCGGTTAATCTTACGATAATTTTCCTGTTCATCATCCAGATGATCCTGGGTAGTATCGCCGCTTATTCCTGTGTGAAGCGCAAAGGTTTCTGTCCTGCCCTGGCCTGGGTGGCTTTATGCGTGATGATGCCCCTTTTTTTGTCCCTGCTTGAAATATGGCCCAAGGCGAGGGCAGAAAACATTCCGCCAAAGTTCATTGAGTATCTGGGCATTGCGGTCATAGGGGTGTGCTCAATACTTGCCATGTTTATCTGAGTAAAGAGAACGGATCCTGGACGTGAGCATGGACCATTTATCGCGGAAGAATATAAGCTCTACCAGCAAATCGCCGCTCTAATATCCATCCCGCTCTCTATGGTGGAAAAGAGTATTTGGTTCCAGAGATAGAGTGTGATACTCTCAATCATGGAAGAGAGCGGTGCTGTGCGGTCATTGACCAGGGGCAGCAGTCAATTCATCTCTGGCAATTAAAGATCCGGCGCGGACTGCCTTGCGCCGCAAAAGGGCACGAATGCACCCCTTTGCCGCTTTCCTCCAACACTTCAGATAATTGAGCGCCGGCGCCATTAGGGGCGTTGCTTCCAAGCGCGGACGATGGCATTTTCAGCCATGGAAGAAAGCGGCGCAGTTGTGATCCGCTTACCAGAGGTAGCAGTCAAATCATCTCAGGATAAGCAAAGATCCGGCGTCGGACTGCTTGGCGTCGCAAAAGGGACCGTCCTTGATAGGATGACTCATAGCCCTTTACCGCTTTCTTCCCTCAGATAATTTCAAGCCTAGACCGTTTTAAATACTGTTTCCGCATCTCAGCGCCTGTAGTGCGTTTCAGCGCAACAGTAAAGGGTCGTAGATCTTCAGAGATTAAATCAAGATTGGAGTAAGTAAGAGGCCAGTAGTCCTCTTTTTTGAGTCGTGACATTGTAAACCCTGTCCCCTACATTGCCGCGCGTTCGTATTGGTTAACCATAAACGGTAACAACAGAGCGCTTCTTTCCAGCGCCGGGAAACAGGACAAGACAGCATGACTCTCTCCAAAGCAGCCGTGGCCCTTTTTGGTTTTACTCTTCTGGCAGGCTGTGCAACAGCGCCCGACGATGTGAAACCCATCAATGTGCCGACTGACAGTTACCAGTATATGAGCTGCCAGCAGCTGGCGCAGGAAGCGGTGAGAGTGGGTGAAGCCCAGGACAAACTGGCTGACGAGCAGGGCAGCACCCGGTGGCGTGATATCTGGACCGGTCGTGACATCCTGTCGCGCGACCACGAAAGAAGCCTGGCCCGTGCCAAGGGCGAGCTCAACGCGATCCAGGCCGTTCAGAAACAGAAGGCCTGTGGTTCCACACCCGTTCCTGCCGTTCCTGTAACACCGGCCGCTTCTGCCACCCCTGTAAAATAAGGCTCAGCTAAACAGCAGCGACGCCACCTGCTCTCCTTTACAGGAGGGGGGGTGGCTTCCCGGGTGCATCTAGTTTGCCTTCGCCCCCGGCAGTAGAGTCCAGTCATTTCGTAAAGAAAATGATATTTCGAGCTTGGTGGGGAGGTAGTGAACCTGCGGGCCTGAATTGTTGCGACTACTCGTTCACTTGAGCTTGCGTGAAGGGTAGGCCTATGCCAGTCTTTTCACCGGAAGAAAGCGGCGCAGTCGCGGTCCGCTTGCCAGAGGCAGCAGTCAAATCATCTCTGGCAGGTAAAGATTCGGCATCGGACTGTTTGATGCCGCAAAAGGGCAAGTACGCACCTCTTTACCGCTTTTTTCCAACGCTTCACAATAATTGAGCTCCATGGCCACTTGGGGAATTGCATCCAAGTGATGGTTGTGGCAATCTCAGCAATGGAAGAAAGCGGGGCAGTTGTGGTTAACTTGCCAGTAGAAGCAGTCAAATCATCTCTGGCAGGAAAGCTCCGGCATCGGACTGTTTGGTGCCGCAAAAGGGTGTTACTGCGCCCCTTTACCGCTTTTTTCCGCTCCTCCAAACTATATTTAAATGCTTAGGGTGGAGAAGAAGGATGGGGCATTTCCTCAAGTCCGACGGTCTGCTTTTCTACTGGTTTTAGATTTCGTCTATAACCTGTAATAACGACGTAATAAGGTTGACCCTCAATCTCTTTGCGTGAAAGACCAAGTATATTTAAATTCGTTTTACTGTTTTTTGATTCTGGTACATGGGTAATTACACGCGCATTTTTATTGGGCTGCCAACGATCGAAATTATGAGTAGCAAAGGTATGTAGCGTAAAATCAATTGCATCTCTGAAGCCTTTTCTTCTGTAGGTCATTCCGTGCCTAAACTCCATGTGGAAACGCCCTCGTCCCGTGCCACCCGTTCCAAAAGCAAGCTGGCCGCCTTCTTCCAATAAAAGCGGAAGCATTTTTCTAGTAATGGGATCGTATACCTCCCCAACGACAATAGGCTTTTTCAAAGATTTAGTTCTACTCGGGTCGTAACCTTCTGAACCTACTTTATGAGGGCCTTTGCCAAGAGAAAGATATTCTTGATCAGGGTTAGCATTCACTTTATTCACAAGATCCTTGTGTTTTATTTGTAGCCCTTTAAAGTAATGAAACCCTTCAGGATTCTTAAGCGAGTTTCCCAGGTGCAGACTAGAATGCAAATATTCTAGCTCTTCCGCCTCCGGTCCCATTTCCGACTTGAACACGCCGACAGCCCCAGGCATCCCCTCGTGCTCGGTCATGGCGTTGACTGTGGCCAGGGCGGGCTTGAGTTCCCGTGCTTCTTTCACGGCCGGGGCCAGGACAGCGGGGGTGCCGAGCAGTTTGCCTGCTGCGCCGAAAGCAGCGCCTTCACCCAGGATGTGGCCCAGGCTTTCGTCTTTCTGCTGTGAGGCAAGCAAGGCGTTGGAAAGCGCGCCATTGGCGCTTTCGCCCATCAGGGTCGCGCCCATCTTCACCGCGCGCCCGCTCAACCCGGCCGCGCGTGCGGCCATGCTGCCGCCCCGCAGCACGGCCCCTGCCACGCCTGCCCCCGGCAGGGCCGTCACGGCCATGTTGCCGGCAATCCGCCCCAGCCCGGCTGCCGTGCTGCCGCCGTAGTCTTTCTGGTATTGCCTGTCAGCGCGGTCCTCGTAATCCACCGCATCCTGCAGCACATCGGTGCCTGCATGCTTGAGGAGCCAGTTGGTGCCCTCCAGCAGGCTGTCGCCCACGTCACGCGCGCCTTTAACACCGCCGACCAGCGAGTTGTGCACCCAATTGTGGTTCAGGTATTCAGGCTTGCTGGCCTTGGGGGCCTCTGAGTCCGCGCGTGGCTGCGGGGCCGGGCCGAGGGCGTAGAGATGGCGGTCAAAACGCGGCGGTGCAGCCGGTCTCGCAGAGGTGGCGCTGCTTTCAGGCTGCAGGTGCTCCGGGGCAACCGTGTCGGTCTCATTGACCGGATCCTGCTCCGGTGCAGCCTTATCATTATCATTAGGGGCCGCATCGTCATTGGCGCTGATGGCGTATAAATGCCCGCCGAACTGCTGCTGGAAGGGATTGTCCGCAAGGGCGGTTGCGGGAGGCGGGCTCATGGATTTTCCTTCCGGGCAAGCAGGTGGGTGTAATGGCGCAGCGGCGCGTCCAGCAGGCGCGCAGCGGTGTAGAGGGCTTGGGCTTTCTGGGGCGTGTGCTGGCCAGGCGGCAGCAGGCCGGCATGGGTCATCGCGTTATAGGCGCGCTCGAAAGCCTGCAGCTGGCCGCTCTGCTTCAGCTGGTGCAGCAGCTGCTTCTGGCCGTCCGGTCCCAGGGCGAGCAGCAGATGGGCACGCGGGTCGAAATGCTGGCTGAGCGCAGGTCCCAGCAGCTCCGGCAGGGCCTGGGCCGCGTGGTCTTCAGCGCTCTCTGTTCCCAGCAGCTGTTGCACCCCTTGGGCGATGCCGCCGGGATGGCTGGCGATCTGGCGCATATAGGGCCTGAGGTCCAGCCCTGGAAAAAGCCCCTGGGCGGCGTGGAGGGCATGGGCGAGGTGGAGCGCGTCAGGATGGGCCAGGACGGTGCGCAACAGGGCGTTGAGCATGTTGCGGCGCGCTTGCTGCACAGCGCCCTCGTGTGAGTTGGTCTCGTGTACAGGGGTCTCGTGGGCTTGGGTGGAGGTCATGAAAGCCTTCCTTCAGGGGCGCGGGTGATGAAATGGCCCGGAAAAGCGCCTGTCAGCGCGTTGGGGTCCAACGGCAGGGTTGGCTGCGTGTTGTTGGCTGTGACAGTTGGGGCCGCGGAGGTAGGCGCGGCCTGGCTGGGCTGCTGGGCGGATTTGCGTTCCTTGAGTTCCTGAATCTCGCGCGCGGTCTGGAGGATGTCGTTGCCCTGCGGCCCGACGGCCTCAAAGCCTGCAAGCGGCCCGGTGAGCAGGCTGCCGTTGATGTCTGACATTGATGGAGTTCCCTTGAGCCTTAAGACAGCGCGCCCTGCACGCCCTGGCTGACCGTCTTGCCGATGCCTGAAATGCCGTTCATCAGCGCATTGCCGCTCTGGGCCGTCAGCGCAGCCCCGGCACCTGCGCCGGCAAGCCTGGCGTTGGCGGCGTTGCCTGCCGTGTTGGTGATGTTGGCGGCCTGCGCGCCTGTGGCCTGCATGCCGGTGTCAAGCAGGGCGTTCTGGCGCGCGAATGTGTTCTGCAGGTTCTGCTGCGCCTGCTGGTTGAGCGCGTTGTAGCCCTGGGCGGTGTTGAGCGTGGTGTTGGCCTGGTTCATGTAGGTCTGGTCAGCCAGGCCGGTGGCGTATTGCTCAGCGGCCTTCTGCGCTGCGCCCGAATTGGCCAGGCCGCGCGCTGCCATACCGTTATTGGCGCTCTCAAGCCCCTGGCTCAGCGTGAACTGGTAGCCCGGCGTCTGCTTGAGGTAGTCCTCGGTCATGCCGTTCTGCAGCCGGTTGAGCTGGTTGGCGGCGTCCTGGGTGTAGGTGCTGTCGGTCTGGTTGTACTGCGGCAGGTTCTGCGTCATGTTCTGCAGCGCCTGCGTGCCGAAATCGGTATAGGGCCGGTAGAGGCTGCCCGCCTGGTCGCCTGCCTGCTGGATCGTCTGCGCAGCCTGGTTGCCCGCAGCCAGCTCCTGCTGGCGGGCCTTTTCGATCTCCTTGATCTGCAGCTTGGTCGCAGCGATCTGCGCGGCGCCCTGGGCGGCAGCCCCTGCCCCTGCGGCGATGCTCCCCATCAGCGTGCGCCTTCATAGATGTAGACGCGCCGCGGCCTGCCATCGAGGCAGTCCAGCACAGCCGCCCCGCTGAAGCCGAAGCCCAGCCGCACGGCAAGATAAGCAGCGGCGCGGTTGGCAGGCGGAATGAAGCCCAGCAGGCGCTCGGCCGCGGGATGGTTGCGCCAGAAGGCCGCCAGCATGGCGCGGAAAACCCCCAGGGCTTCCCGCCCGCGCATGAATGGTGCGGCACCGAAATGAACTTCCCAGCGTTCCCCGTCGATGGGCAGGAACATCGCCGCGCAGTCGCGCTCGCGCATGAGCAACGCATTGGGCGGCACGGGATTGTGCAGGATGTCCTCGGCGCTCAGCCGGGTTGCGGGCCGCCTCATGACAGGGAATACCCGTTGAGAACCAGCTGCAGCCCGGCCCCACCGGCACTCAGCACGTCGCCCTTGTTGAGCACGAGGCCGGAGAGCTCAGGCAGAAGATCGGTGCCCATGGTGGCCACCTGGCGCGCAGGGATAAGAAAAACCGCCTGCCCGCCCGCACGCGTCACGCTGACGCTGAGCGTGGTGATGCTGTCAGCGGAATTGGCCGCCACGCCGGAGGTCACCACAGTGGTGCCGCCGGGGGCTGTGAAAACGGTCTGCAGCCCCTGCTGCAGCGCTAGGCCAGGCTGGAGGGAGAGGGGGGTCACTGCCATCGGGAAAAGGCCTTGTCACTCAGGTATTTCCCGTCAACGCCGTCTTATACCGTGCGTCCGTGCCGTAAACCTAGAACCCTCCTTTCACCACGCGCAACAGGGGTTTTTATGAAACGATACCGAAACTTTTTGCCGGTTGTGGTCAGAGTTTCGGTGCGGCAGCGTCCGTCTCCGTACGTTGAACGTCAGGAAGGAATCCCGCGCCGGTCCTTGTTCTTGATCCAGGCGCCAACCCTGTCGAGAAAGTCCCAGACATCGTTGTCCTCTGGATGAACGTAGGCAGGGTCTTCCGGGTCGCTGCCCAGTGCCTCGAAGATGGTGGATAGCCATCTATCTTTGCCGGTTTTGCTTCTGGAAATTTTCAAGTCCGGCAGCCAGTGCTCGACTTCGCCATGCCTCAGGACGAACAGGCCATATCGATCAAGGAGGTCGAAAAGATTTTCGGCCTTTTCCTTCGCTTCGTCTGTGAGCAAGGCAATTCCGCCTTCCGATTTGGGGTCCTTGTTGGTTGCTTCAAGGCTTTTCCAGACGTCTGCGCGGTCCGACTTCATAGAATGGTGGGGTTGCGGATAACTTATCGCATTCAAGAGAGGAAGGAGGGGGGATTTAGTCTTGGCCTTAGAGCTAGACTTGAGGGCATCAATGTCCAGAATGGCGGCAACGGGTATCCCAAGTTTCCGGAGCGGTCCGACAATCTTGCGCACTGAATCCTTCCCGTTGGCGTTGAGGAAGAGGGTATTGGCCGCGCCCCGTTTAGGGTCTTTTTCCAGAAGCCGCTCGTTGAGCTCCTGGTAGAAAGCGCGATCCGCATCCGCTTCGGTGACCACGACGCCTTCGTAAAAGATGCCGGACAGCACATTTGCAGACCGCAAATAGGGGTCTTGCATCATGGTCCGGATGTCGTCATTCGAAAGCATGCGCGCAGTGGCGCTGGCTGGCTGAGTGCCACTACCGGGCTGATAGGTCAGGCGGACGATATTGACCTTCGCGCCCGACTGGATCGCGCCCATCAGAAACTGGCTGCTATGGGTCGATACAAAAACCTGCTTGTCGCCCTGGCTAGCAGTCTTGGCGATTTCGCGACCAAGTTTGTAGGCCAGGGTGGGGTGCAGAAAGGCCTCCGGCTCATCAATGATCGTGATTTTCGGGTCCCCTGCGCGCAGGGACAACAGCATGCCCGTAAAGGCTTTCATCCCGTCGCTCCACTGATCGGTGGGAAGAGCCTTCTTCATCCAATCTCGCGTGGCATCTTCTAGGCTGCGCTCATTTGGTAGGGGAGTATCCCTATCTCCATATCGCAGCTTGATTAAATCTCCCTCGAAAATGTCCATGCCCAGCTGGAGGCCGAAGGCCTCGAAAAGAATCTTTCGTAGCGCCTCTCGGCGAGTATCATCCATGAGAAGCTTGGCAAAAGTGCTTTGCGGGTCCTTCAGATCGCCTCTGTTTTGAGCCTCAATCAGCTTAATTCTGCTTGGCCCATCGAGAATGAGCACATGAAGGGTCGCGTAGTATCGAGCGAAGGTATGTTGGGTGCCCCTGCTAGGATTCTGCAGAGCTTGGCGGTAAGTGGCGGCGAGGATTGGCTGTTGCTGATTTCTAAAATTGAGGTACACCTGATTAGGGTCAATCTCTTCTCCCAGATTGCGTCCGTTATGCGGGACGCCTTCAAGGCTCTTGTCGATTTCTTCAACTGACTGTTTGCGGAACTTGAGTTCATCAAAGATTATACCAGACGTAGTTCCTAGGCGGCAGAAGCTGGCAATTTCGCGCAGGACCATGCTCTTCCCGGAGTTGTTCGGTCCAACAAAGATGGTAACGGCAGGGGCCTCCAATACCAGTGGGTCTGCTTCTGGCCCAGCGCCAAAGCGCAGCTTTACTTCCTCGATGAGCATCGAAATCTCCTTCCAAGCCTGACTCTCAGTCAGCGGAAGTCGACCGCGCGTGTCAACAGCGCCTCACCCCGACCGCTCCGGCCTCAGCACCACCCGCCGCTCCAGCGCGCCCACTACCTCTACGTCCCCGCAACGTCGCTCCAGCGCACGCAGCGTGGCGCGCAGGGCCGTCACTTCCAGCAGCGCCGCTTCGGCCGCGGTTCGGGCGGTCTGGGCTTCGGCCAGGGCCGCGATGGCCTCACGCCGCAGCGCCCAGGCCGCGCTGAGGGCCTGCGTGGCCGTGTTCATCGCCTGAGTGGCGTCGCGGCCGGCCTGGTTTGCCAGCACGTTGGCCGTGTCCGCGCGCAGGGTGGCGTTGTCCGCCTCCTGCTGCACCCAGGCGCCTGCCACCCCGGACGCGTAGCCTGTGCGTTCCCACAGCCGGTGCAGGAACGCCTGGGCCTGCTGGGTCAGGCTGCCATCAGGCCGGCAGAACACGCTGCCGATAAACGGCGCGTTGAGGTCAGGCGGTCTCTGCCCGGTGCGGGGCCCGCTCATGTCGCCACCGGGTCAAGGGCCAGGAACACGCCCATCAGCGCAGGCGTGCCAGGGTTGGCGGTGGTGCTCTCCCAGGTAAGGCGGTAGACGCGGTCGCGTGCAAAGCCCAGCCGCCATAGGCTCGGCCATGTGTTGCCGCCAGCGTCCAGCGCCAACCCCACAGCCGGCCCGAACGTCGCCCCGCGGTCATCGGACCAGTCCACATTCACGGTGCATCCGCCCACCTGCTGCATGTCAAGCATGAGCTGGCGGTGAATGCCGCGCTGGCCCGAGGTCAGCAGATGCGGGAATGCCCGCTGGCGTTTGATCGGCGCGCCTGCGTCATCAGGATGGTCGGGCGAGACCGTGTAGAGCACCGCTGTCTCCCGGTCGCCCGCAAACACGCGCCCGTAAGCCGCCCCCCAGCAGGCAGGGCGGATCTGCACTTCTGCGCCCGCACTATCCAGCGCGCAGCGCTCATGCCACAGCTGGGTGGAGACGTCATAAACCCAGCTTGACGCAGCCCCGGGCACGCTCAGCACGTAGAATACATGCCCCCCCTCCTGGTAGGTCGCTCCCAGCGCTGCACTCAGCGCCGCGTCGCCAAGCTGCTGCAAAACGTGCTCGATGGGCCAGGTGCTGACAGGCTGGGCGGCCGTCTGTTGCCCCAGGAACACCCGCACCAGCCCCGAGCGCTCGCGCCCCAGCCACATGATGCCGCCATTGGCCAGCCCCTGGCACGAGGGCAGGCGCGCGATCGCGTAAGGGCTGACGCAGCCTGCCTCCACCGTCACGCCCGAAACGCGCTGGAAGGGGAAATCAGACGCGCCGCTGTCATACCAGAACTCCACCTGGTGCCGCCCAAAAAGCCACACATACTGCCCCACCACCTCAAGCCCGATGAGGGTGCCCATGGCCGTGGTGTCGCTGGCGACATAAAGCGCGTCGAACGCGTCCTCGCCCGCGTAGTTGGAGGGCGACACATACCAGTTGGTGGTGTCAGGGTTCACGAACAGGAAGAACGTGTCCAGCATGGCCACGGTGGGCGAGCCGTAGAAGCCGGGGTCCTGGATGGGAATGAGGGTGCTGTAATCGCCTGCTCCAGCCTTGCCCGGCAACCCGATCACCCAACCGCCCGAAGCAACCGAGCCGTTCGGCACCTGGCCGTCCACGATCACCAGGGCCAGCCCGTTGTCAGACATCCGCACGGGCGTGGTGCCGGCGTCGATCTGCCCCAGCGTTTTCGTGGTCCCGTCCGGCCGCACCAGCCACACGGTGTTACGGTCCACGGCAATCAGATCGCCCTGGGTGGTCTGGTAAAGCCCGCGCACGGGGCCTGCGCCCAGCGTTGCGAACACCGCCAGGCCCGAGGTGGGGTAATGCGCCACGGCCACCGGCTCCCCCTCCTGGGCGGGCACGGGCTCGGGGTAGAGGTTGAGGCACCGCTGGGCTGCGACCGAAGCCGCGCGCGCCTGGTAGGAGCCGCCGGTGAGGTTGATGCGCTGCAGGGCCATGGCGGGGTCCTCAAACTCCTCAAAGCTTCTGGATGGCAAGCCCCGGCCAGTAGAACGGGCTGGCAACAGGGTTGAGAATGGCCGGCATGCCCAGGTCGGGGATCTGCGTGTTGGCACTGCGGATGGTCGTCAGCGCCGCCTTGGCCAGGGCCGCCACGGTCGGGCTCGCTTCCTGCCCGTAGGAAGGGGCCACGCGGCAGGCGAGGTTGTAGACGATGGCCTCGGCATATTCCGGCGGCAGCTGGATGGGCTGGTCGAGCGTGATGCCCTGGTCCAGCTGGGCCTTGAAAAGCACGTGCAGCTCCCAGCGCTCGCCCGTGGGCACAGGCCACGGCCGGAACTCGCCGATCGGCCAGCACGGGTTGTAGTGGCAGTAATTGGGCCAGGTGTTGAGCCGCTTGAGCCCGATCCCGGCGTAATCCTCATAGCTGTCGATGATCTCAAGCGGATAGTCGATCGGCCATTGCGAGCCGTAACCGGGGTCTGTGCCGCCTGAAAAGCTGGGCAGCGCCACGGTCTCGTCCATCTCCGCGCGCCACGGCACGCCTTCGGGGCCTTCCTCCTGATCTTCACGCACCCCCGTCACGCAGTCGCCCGGTCCCGCGGCTGGCGTCACGCCGCCCGGGAAGGGCTGGGGGTCGGGGGGTCCGGCCACCTGCACGGCGGTAACATTCACGATGTCGTCGTCCAGCGTGTCGGGCGCGCAGGGGTAGAGCCTGGCGTAAGCGGCCTCGATCTTGTCGGGCCTGCGGGCCACGTCCAGGTCACCGCCCGGGCCGATGGTGTAGACCTCCTTGCCGGTGCACGGCCAGGCGTGGTCCAGCAGGCACGGCACGACCCAGCGGCGTCTCTGCCACTGGGCCAGCATCATGCGCAGATGGGCGAACGCCGACTGCACGTCCGGCTCACCCGGGGCCGTGCCCATGGCCCCGATCCCGATCTGCAGCAGGGCCAGGGTGACCAGGCTGCGCGGCGTGGGCGAGCCATCCGCGTAAGGGTCAGGCGTCAGCGGAACCGGCGTTTCCATGGTCGTTCTTCTCTCCGGCTGTCAGCGGGGCGGCCCCGGCGGCCTTGACAGCCTTGACAACCTTCTTTCGGGGAGGGGGGCCCGCCTCGCGGGAGAGACGCGCCCGAAAGCGCGCCTCTTCCTCAGCCGAGTTGAGCGTCACGTGAGCGAAGCCGCCAGGGACGGCCAGGCTTTTCGGATACTCTGCCACGGCCCTTACTCCGCCAGTTCAGGGACGATGCACGCCCAGTCGCCGCGCAGCATGGCCAGGCCGTAAAGCACGTCGAGACGCGTGCCGCGCGTGTCGTCTGAGCCGTTGTAGTAGGTCAGCGTGCGCAGGCTGATGCCGTCCAGGGAAGCGCGGCCGCAATCCACCACGCCCGCGCGCACCAGCTCCAGGTCCACCGTGACCATGGTCAGGGCTTTCTTGGAGTAAAGCAGGTTGCGCCGGATGGCCTTGCCCTGCGGATTGACCATCTTCACCGCAGCCCCGCTCTGCGGCGCTTTGGCAACGGTCTGGTAAGGCACCGGCGTGCCGTCTTCCTTGGGCGGGATGATGGCCGGGGACACAGGGATGGCCGTGCTGCCCGACGGGCAATCGGCCAGCACCACGAACTGCTGCAGCGTGTGGCGGTCCTTCTTGGTCACCCGGTTGACGGCATTCACGCCCTCAATGGTGATGATGTCGCCCTTGTTGAGCCCGCCATTGATGGCCGAAACCGTGATGGCCGAGCTGTGGGGCGAGGTGACCGAGCTGATCGTAACCACAGGGGCCGGCTGGCCGTTGGGCAGGTAGGAGCCGTAAGCGCCCGTTGCCGTAGCCTTGCTGTCATAGGCGCCGCCGACGGAAATCGCGACCGTCTGGTCCTGCATCCAACCCTTCACGCCCAGGATCTTGGAGCCCATCTGGCCGTCAATGGTCTGGGTGGAGATGCGGTCGGTCGGGTTGAACATGTTGGCCATGGCCGCAACCGTGTTGGCGTCCGTGTTGGGGTCAAGCACGGCGTAGCGGTCATTGAGCGGGGCGTTGCACTCGGTCAGCTTGGCCTTGGCGCGCAGCCAGGTGTTGGGGTTGGGGGAAAGCAGGTTGCCGTCCGCATCCTGGTTGAGCACCATGTTGGAGACGTCGAGTGCCAGCGTCATCGCGTCAGAAGCTACCTGGCCCAGCAGGGCGTTGACGGCTGGCGCAATGTAGCGCTCGGAGAAGTCATCAATGTTCAGCGTGCGTTCCTGCGTGCTGAACGTCATGGGCACGTTCTTGCGGTAATTGACCGTGATGGGGATCGACCGCTCTTCGGTCGCCTCAGGGTTCACCACAGGGCCGTCCTGCACCACGTAGTCATTGGGCAGGCGCACGTTCAGCGTCGCGCCGATCTTGGCCCCTTCGCGGGCGAACTGGGACTGGTACTGCCGGTCGATGTTCTGGATGAAGTCGTTGGTGTTGCGTCGGATCGCCAGCGCCTCGCGCGTGATGATCGAATTGTTGATCAGGGCATTGGAAGCCATCTGGATTTGCTCTCTGAAAAGGCGTGTCCCACCTGCGCCGCCCCTCAGGTTAACCAGGGCGTGTTGAAGCCAGGCGTGTGCCGTTTTACCGAGTGCGGCTCTCAGGCCGGAGGTGTCGTCCCCGTGGACGCCGGGTTTAAGAGACGCCGGAAGTCTGCCGGGATGCGCTCCCGTGGGCGGCAGGCCACTCTAGGCAGCGCTTTTCACCGCCCGCAATGCCCCATATGTGCCAGAAAAAAGCCCGCCCCCCGTGAAGGGGAAGCGGGCCTTGGTTGTTGTGTTTCAGCGCTTTTTGGCGCGCATGGCGACATATTCCTCAGGGCTCAGGCTCTCATCATAGATGGAGCGCTTGCCCGCCCGCCCGGTGCCTGAAGGCGTGGCATCCACCGGCGGCGGCGCGTTGGAGATCCCAGCCCCTGCCTCTGCCGGGGCCGGGGCGGCCGATGCGTGGCCTTTGGGCGCGTTCAGCCCGGCCTTTTCGGCAAAGGCGGCCAGCAGGGCGAACTGCTTGCGCGGGGGCGCGTCAAAGATGGCCGCAGCTGCATCGGGGTCGCGCGAGAGGGCATGATAAAGCTCGCCTGCGCGGTGGTGGTCGCCAATATCGGCCAGCAGCTCGCGGTGGGCGGGGTTGTCGAAATCAAGCCCGGCCTTCTCCTGCAGCGCCTGCGTTGCCGGCACGATCGCTTCCTCCCCGTGCGCGTCACGCACGGCCTGGGCGAGGCGGAAGGCCATGGCGTGGAAGCCCAGCAGCTCTTCAGGTGACATCTCGGGCTGCCCCGGCGCTTCCTCAGCTGGCGGGGCCATGCCGCGCGCAGCGGCCAGGGCGGCGCGGAGCTGGCGGTTTTCCTCAATGTGGCGGTCGCGCTCTTCCTCGGCACTGCGGCGGGCTGCCGTCAGTTGGCCGATGCGCCGCTCCGCCCAGCCGCGGCCCTTGCCTTCCTTGGTGCTGTCAGAAGCGATGCCTTCCTCAACATCCTGCTCAGGGTGCAGGTCTCCCTTGTTGGTGGCGTCATCAATGCCTGCGGAAAAATCCATGCCGCTATAGCGGGAACCCTCTGCAATCCGCGCCTGGTCCAGGTCTTTCTCGCGGTTCAGGGTCTTTCTGGTGCTCATGTCAGGTCCTCTTGTGGGGTGTTGGTGTCGGGGGTGTCTGGAGTATCGGTGGGGTCAGTGGGGGCTGGCGCGTCAGGCGGGGCCGGGCCGCTTTCAAGCGCCGGCCCCGGCGTGGGTGGCTGCGGCGTGACCGCGCCCTCCACGGGCCTGGGGGCGTGCACCGCATCGCCGCGCACATTGGTCGTGGGGAGGCGCGGCAATGTGTGCAACGGCGCGGACGGCCCCGGTTCCGGTTGGGGCTCGGGCACCTGCGGCTGTTGCATGTCCTGGCCCCGTTCCTGCGCCAGGACCTGCCGCACCAGCTCCTCAAGCACCGGGCGCAGGCTCTGGGGGTCGATCGAGCCCAGGGCGGCCATGCGGTCGGTCTCGTCGCGGTGCTGGCGCGCCTGGGCTTCCACCTGCAGGCGCATGGCGTCAAGCTGGGTGTCGGCCTGCGCCTTCTGCGCCCGCCAGGCGATATCGGCCTGCCGCAGCTGCATGTGCGCCTGTGCCGCCTGCAGCTCCTGTTGCAGTTGCGCAATGGTTTCTTGGGCCTGCTGCAGCTGCGGGGAGGGGCCGGAAGTAAGCGCCTCATAGATCTCGTCAGCCAGTGGGAAGTCACTGGCCTTGAAGAGATAAGGCAGCACGGTGGGCGCGCTTGCAGGGTCGGAAGCCAGGATCTGCGAGATGGCGTTGAAGGCATCCTGCCTGCGGGTGGCAAAGGCCGGGCCCACGTCAGCCTCCACGTCATAACGCCCGATGGTCGGGTTGACCGCCAGCATGGCCCCCTCGACCACGTTCTGCCGACCGGGGTCCGGCTGCCCTGAACCCTGCTGGCCCTGCGGCGGCAGCGGCGTGCCGTCCGGCCCCACCATGGCGGCCGCCTGGTCCAGCCCCGGCATGACCAAGGCCGTGGAAAGCGTGCCGTCCTGGCCCATCACCTGCACGGCGCGCCTGGTGTCATATACAAAGGGAATGGCCTCGATCAGGATCTTGCCGATCAGCCGCAGCGCCATGCCCTGGTTGTCGGTGTAATGGTAATTGGCCGTGTCGCTCTGGCGCTGGCGCTCATTGATCGCCCTGCCGGAGCGCTCATTGCCCGGCGCCCCCATCTCGGCCTGATACTGCCCGGTCACCATCTGCATCTGCAGGTCGGCGTTCTGCATGGCCTGCAGGTGGCCCGTGCTGCCGGTGGGCGGGTCCAGACGTTGCGGTGCCGGAATGGGCGTTGCGTCATCAGGGTCAATGCCGCGGTAGGGCAGGTAGGCGCGGTTGGAGGTATTGGCTGAGGACCACTCATTCTCCCAACCCTCGACGGCCCGCTCATCCACCAACCACGGCGCTTTCGCCTGCAGCGCCACGCTTTCGACAAATGCAGACGCCGAGTAGTTATACATGCGCTGCGGGTCGATCAGCGGCCGCACCAGCCCGTGCCGGTCCAGCCGCCCGCGGATCACGCTTTCAATGCCCACGAAAGGCACAAGCGGCACATGGCGGAACACCGTGGGCCCGTGCGAAACAATGGTGCTGCCCGCAATCAGGAAGAACTCCACATGCGGCTGCGTGACCGCCCGGTGCCGCGCCCCAGCCTCGCGCAGGGCGCGCAGCTGCTCAGATGTCATTTCGCTCTGGCGCAGGCTTTTCACCGTGCCGTCCGGCTGGGGTGCCGCCCACAGCACGTCGCGCCGCTCGCTGCGCCGGTAATACCGCATCACGCGCACGGTCTCGCGCTGCGCCTCGGTCTCCTCGCCCGGGTCCAGCATGAGCGGCACGCAGGCCTCTTCCTCATGGTCGGGGTAGAGGCGCGCAAACACGTGCTTGGGGATGTCTTCGACGATCATCGCCCAGCGCATGTCTGAATGGTCAGGCTCGATCGTATTGGGGTCGGAATAAACAAAGCTCGGGTCAGGCACGGACCGGATGAAGAAATCCTGGTCAAAACTGTCCTGGCCCTGGAGATAGTCAGTGACGATATGCACCCACCCCATGCCCACGCGCACCTGCCCCGCAATCGCATTGGCATAAGCGTTCTGCTGCGCGTTGGACTGATACTCGATGTGGCGGATGATCCCCTCAAGCACGTCAGCCGCTTTTGCGGACGCTCCGAAGCCGGTCGCATTGACCTTCACGCTCATGGCCGCCTGGCGCGCGTCATTCTCCACCTGAAAGACATGCTGCGCCGTCTTGTTGATCGTCAGGCACGGCCGCGGCGACCCGTCAAGCCCGCCCGAGCGCGCCTGATAGGCCGCCGCATCCCACTGGTTGTGGTTGCGCGCATCGCCATGGAAGAACCGCAGGTCCTCCAGCGCCTGCGCCCGCCAATCCGCCTCAAAATCACGCGACGCGGCAAAGCGCTCCCGCACTTCAGCAAGCACAGCCTCGGGATCATCAGCAGGGGCAACCCGGAAATCTCTCATACCCGCCCCTTAACCCGCCGTTTTCACCACCTCCAAACTGATTTTTCAGGGCTTGTCGTAGAAAGACGGTGGCCTTTCTTATCTTAGAAAGAGTTAGACTTGCGTTAGCAGGGATCGGGCTGAATTGGTTTATCTGGGCTTGAAATAGAAAGCTGACTTAGGCAAAATCGTTATTTATCCCAATACTGCCCAATGGGCGTATTGACTTCCAAAACTACCTATATATTAGTATTCGCCCATGAGACCTCATTTTATTGCATATATAGATGAAGCCGGTGATGAAGGGCTGGACAAACTAAGCAGCCCGGAAGCTTCAGGGCAATCCCGCTGGTTGGTCCTTGGCGGATTGCTTGTTAGGAAAGAATATGATGCTCAGGTTGTGGCTTGGAGGGACGAGACTGTTGCTGCAACCGTGCCCCCACATATTCGTAACAAACTCAGTGGCCAAAGAAAGAAACGATCACTTCATTTCAAGGATTTAAAACATTATCAGAGAGTTGCCGCGTGCGAAGCAATAAAAGACAAACGCTTTGGTATTGTATGCGTTTGCTCTAATAAAGAAACATTATTAAATAATGAGAAAGAGAAAAATTTCTTTAGTCAGAAGGGAAATTTATATAATTATTTAACTCGTTTCCTTCTGGAAAGGCTTACTTGGCAATTAGCTCAATTCCCATGTGAAGAAGGTGAGAAGCCTAGACTCACGATCTGTTTTTCAAGGCGTGGGGGAACAAATTATGAAAGCATGAAAGAATATTTTGAGTTAATGCGTGATGGGCGAGAAGTAAAACGCCCTATTAGAAGTATTGATTGGGAAATTTTTTCCCCTGATGATATTAAAGTTGAAAATCACTCAAAGCGCGCAGGCCTACAGCTTGCAGATGTAGTTACTAGCGCAACCTTCCAGGGGTTAAATCCTGGTCAGTATGGTTACTGTGAACCCCGCTACGCGCTGACTTTAGCTAGTAGATTTTTGCATAGGAATAGAAAGGGAAATATTAGGAATCACGGTCTAACCTTAATTCCTTCTTTTGAAACTTGTCCTCTCACTGAAGATCAAAAAGAATTTATTCTTGAGCTTGAAAGGAGACAGAGCCAGGCACGTAATAAGTACGAATCTAACGGATCTTGAGAAAAAGTGGCAGGCCCCCGGCTCCTGATGCACGCTGCTTAGAGCGCTGCTGCCATGTTCGGCAACTCGAAGTTGTTCCGGCGCTTGCCTGCCTAGTGACGATTTATGTCTCATAATGAGACACAATGTCAATAAGAAGTGTCCCCGAAACTGTCATTTTCCCCTTAAGTCAAGAAGACTCATCTGCAAGCTTCTGGGCCTTTGACTGTAAGGGCGAGTTTCTCCTCATCCTTGCAGTTCCTGAACCAAATGCGGGAAAACGCAATCTTATTAACGAGTTAAAAACCTGCATGTGTGACTCTCAGAACGCCTGCCACCCGTTGGGCCCGGCCAGCGGGGAAACACGGGGTTGGGGCCGGGTGCGGGCGTCGCTTTCGCGGTCGCGCAGGCCCACGGCGAGATAACGGAATGCATCGGCGTAGTCGGACGCCCAATCATGCAGCGGGCGGTCGCGGTAGCGCTTGTTGAGGTCGTCATAAGAGCGACGGTACTGCTCCAGCGCGTCTATCCCGCGCTCGCAGCGGGCGCGGTCGAACCGGCAGCGCGGCAGGAGGTTGCGCACGGCCTGGATGCCGTCATCCACCTGGCCGCGCGGCAGCACGCGCACCGGGCGCACGCCCAGCCGGCGCAGCGTGTCGATCCGCCGCTCGCCCGTGCCAAGCTCGCTGTTGCCCGCGTCATGGGGCAGGAGGTGCTGGCGGTAGATGTAAGGGCGCTTTTCAAGTTCGCGCACGTACCAGTCCATCCCCACGCCCGAGCCTGCAATGCAGTCGATCACCCGCACTTCCGGCCCCACCTGCTGGGCGATCCAGATCACGGTGCTGTCGCCGATGCCCAGGTCCCACGCGGTCACGCAGGGGAGGGCGGGGTTGTGGGGCACGTCGCCGATGCGCCCCTGGGCGTGCAGGTCGCGCATGAGGCGGCCATAGTAAGCGCCCAGAATCTGCGCATCAAAACTGCACTCATATTCCTGCTCGAACTTGGCCAGGCCTTCTTCTTCGCCGTAAAGCGCGACCGCTGCGGCTCTCGAGGCCTCAAGCTGGGCTGCGGTGAAAATCCCGGTCTCGCTTGCGCGCAGCACGGCGGTGAACCAGGCGGGGTCCGCGCGCGTGGCCTGGAACATGCGCCAGGCATGGTTGCGCCCGCGCGGCGTGGTGATGAACAACGCCCAGCCGCCGTTTTCAGACAGCATCGGCTCCACGTAGCCCCAGGCCGAGGGGTTGGCCAGCGCCCATTCCGAAAACACAACCCCTACGGGTGTTGCGCCCACAAGCGAGTTGTAATTGTCCGAGCCCAGCACCTGCCACGTGCTGCCGTTGATGAACTCGATGAACATGTCGCGCTCCAGCGTGCGGGCGCGGATCTCGGGCGGGAAGGCCTCATCAACCCGCCGCCGGCCGGTATGGGGGTTCACCGCGGTCCAGATCGCCTTGCGGGCCTGCGCGGCCTCGGGCAGCATGTGCCAGTAATTACCCACACGTTGCATGGCCGAAACGGAAGTCCAGTTCAGCGCCAGGTCATCCTTGCCGAAGCGCCGGTGCGCAATCAGGTTAAGCCGCGTGCCGCCCTGCTGCAGGTAGTCCCACGCCTCCCACTGGGCTGCGCGCGGCCGCCAGCCATGGGCGGGCAGTATGATTTCCCCCTCGCGCGCACCGCTCACGGCTCATTCCCCGCGGGTGAGATGCTGCACGATGATGCGGAAGGGGCCTTGCGCGTCCACAGGGTCGCTTCCGGCCAGGGTTTCAACCGTCTTTGGTTTGCCGAAAGCCCGGTTGAGAATGGCCTCAGCCGCCCCGCGCCGCTCCAGGGGCCGCGCCTCGGGGTCGCGCATGATGGCGAGCTTGACATCCAGCGCCTCCTTCCAGTGCTGCTGGGCGTAGTGCGTCGCTTCGCGCAAGGCCCTGGAAGTTTCAGTCTCAGCTCCGCCGTCGGGCGCAGCCGTCTTGCGCGTGGTGGTTTTGCGCGGGGCAGTTTTGCGTGCGGGGCGGGGACTTTCAGCGGGCATGTTTTCTTCGCTCCGCCACCCGGCATTGCGGAATGTAGCGATAAACCGCATTGCTCACCGCAGGCCGCGTGGTGCCCATGCTCTCAGCCGCCAGCGCATGGGAAAGCCCCTGCCGCAACAACCACTCCAACCGCCTGACCCGCTTCGGATCCCAGACCCTCCGGCCCTCAACCTCCGCCATAACGCGCCCCTGACTACTTTCCGAATACTTAAAGAGACTGTCTTTGTACGGAATTGGTTTCCCCATGGGCAAGGTGGGGTGGGTGAGTTGTATTAGAAAGTCATGGTTTCACCAGTATTTTATGTGGTCGCTGGAGCAGTCGAGATATAATTTAAGAAAAATTTGGAGAATAAATAATTTATTTTCTATTTAGATGAGATTATCGAGAGGGAATTCATATGAAACTAGATAAAACCAGCAGTGATCTTAATGAACAGAGTGAAGCCTATGTGTCTTGTTTTATCATCTATCTCCACCCTTTTCGCTTAATCGAAACAGAAGATGATCCGGTAAAGGAAACTACTTATAACCAAGTTAAAAATCAAAGTTGGAACGCTAAAGATCTAACCAAAGTTATTGGTGCTCTAGAAGTTAATATTGAGGCTAAGGTTTCCACGCAGCTGTTTGTAGCACGTGACGGGGGGCTAGCTTTGCCGCGACTTGAACAGCTCTCAAATACGCAAGCGGTGGTTGGGAAGTTCAATCTTTGTCTCGCTGGGGCCTTACTTGGGGGAATTTATTGTCAGGCCATCACGCCCGATAGCTTAGAGGCAGGTGCTATCAAGTATTACGCAAGCTCAAAGCAGAAATATATGAGTGGTGAATGGCAAGCGCCTGCAGCTGCTAATATTTTTCATAGACAGATCCGTTTTGGATTAGCGTCTCCTATAGAGGCGGGAGCTCTAAGGGCTCCCCCACGTGTCACTAATTTTTTTGAACTTAAACAGGCAATTCAGGTAGGGCTTCAGATATTGGCTGCTGTGCCGCCGGTGCAGGGGGAGTACCTTCTCAAGGGGGTTACTAGTTTTGTACGACTTGATTGGGGAGAGGCACTTGCCAATTTTTGGATCGTGGTTGAGCAATTGATATCTTTTCTATGGAAGAAATATATTGTTGATCCAACATTGGTAAATGATCCGAATAGTAGCCGGCGTAAACAGCTTGAAGATAGGCGGACTTGGACCGCTTCAACGCGGATTGAAATGCTCACTCAGAAGGATGTGATTCCGCTCGAGTGTTTTAAGGCTCTAGCAACAGCACGTAGAGCACGTAATAAGTTGCATCACGAGGGCACACACCCGACTAAAGAGGACGCGCAAGCTGCTTATAAAGGATTGATAGAATTATTGATTGTGGCTCTAAACGGCCAGAAATTACCACTGCTAGAAATTGTTTTAGACGAATTTATGTTGGATGATCCTTGCAGTGTTCCAGAGTGTGAGGAATTTAAGGCTTGCGATCCTGATGTTTTAAGCATAAGTCAGCCTCGTTATTAAATAAGTATTTGTGAAGCTTGATTATCCTTTTCTATTATGTTTGTAGCTAAAAATAGCTAGCGCAAATGCTAAAATTGGAAATAGAAATTGCGCTGTAAAATTTCTTTTTCTGCCCGGAGGGGCTTCGCGAGCGCTATTAGACGTATTCCCTAGATATTGGCTTCGACCAGCCCCTGAAGGGGCCTGCCCCTAAGCCCCGTCCTGCCGCCCCCGCGCGGGCTCTGCCCCCAACCGGGCCCGGAGCTGCGCCTCGATCACTTCCAGCCGCGCCAGCACGGCCGCGTCAGTCGCATCTCTGCCAGACGGGGCAGGGGCACCGCCCGCCTGGTCCAGCCTTTCGCTCATGGCCGCCACCGCTGCCTGCATCCTGAAATATTTTCTGTGCATGAGCACAACGCACCACGTGATGCCCAGCACGATCATGATCGGCGCGGCGTAATGCTCGTAAGGCCCGCCCATGGCGATCAGCACGCGGGCCAGCGCGTATTTGTACATAAACCCGATGAAAGCCTTGCCTGCAGCCGCCCCGGTCATGCGTCCCCCCGCCAGTTCACTTCCACCCATTCCGCGCCCCCGGGCCGGGACGGGCGAACACGTTTCGATACCAGAACGTCTCCGCCCCCGCGTGCTTCCACCACCCCAGGCCCACGCCCGCGCTCCAGCCGTGGCCCGCGCGCCCTGGGAGGCGGCAGATCGCGCAGCAAGGCCTCGATCGCCCCCAGCCGCGCCATCACAGCCGGGTCAGGCGCCCCTTCACCGGCCGAAGCCGCCGCGAGCTCCACCTGGTCCAGCTTCTCCTGCAGCGCGCGGATCTCCCGGTTCAGCTCCCTCTGGTGGCCCGACTGCAGCAGGATGTAGACAGCCAGCAGAACCAATGCGCCCAGCAGGATCAGCTGGTTCTGGTCCCAGACATAGCGGTGGATGTGTTCAGGCTGCAGGGCCCCCTCCATCATCACTCTCCCCAAAACACCTGCCCGCAAGCCTTGACGGGCCCCGGGCGCGCCAAAGATACAGCCCCGTTCTGCAGGCGCAACCCCGTCACCCGAACCGCGCCCGGTCAGCCGCCAGCATCGCGCGTTGCAACGCCCTGAGCGCCTGGCCGATGGTGCCCGCCCCCCTGATGAGCAGGCCTGCAATGATCCCCAGCCCACCATATGCCACGATGTCTTCGCCCACCGCCTCGCTGATATGGCTGAGGCACATCCCCACAGTCAGCAGGGCTACGATGTTGGCAACCCACCACGCCCATATTCTCAGCCGCGTCCGGAAGGGCAGGGGCGCTTCCTCTTCCTCGGGCTCACGCTCAGTCCCCGCGCTCGGGCGAGAGGCGGCAACGTCTTCCCCCTCCGGCCGGTCGCGGCCCGCAATGGCGCTGTATTTCCGCACCGCCCGTGAGAACTTTACCATCATGGGCACTTCCCGCACAGCGCGCGCCAGCGTCTCCACCAGGTCCACCACCGCCGCGATGAACGGAAAGGCCAGCAACGCAAGGCACGTGAAGGACAGGACCCACACGCAGGCGCAGCTGGGTTCGTAAATGCCCTGGGCGTTGCGGTGCTCGGTCAGCGTGCACCCCCAGCCGGCCAGCAGGTCGAACGCCCACATTTTCGCCCCCCAGTAGCGCAGCGCAAACCACAGAAACCTGCCCAGAAACTTCACGCCCGCGCTCCTTCCCCAACTGCTTTCCCCGACGGCTTCGGGAGGCAGCCTAGCTTTCGGCGCGGGCGATGCCAAACGGCTTTTATGTCCGTTGTGTCCGTGCCCGCCCAGCTTCAAGGACGGCAAAAGCGCCGGGGAAATACTGCCGCAGCACGCCCACTTGTGAATGCGCCGCTTCTTCGGGCGAGGTGCCGCGGTCCGCCCCAAGCTGCCGGAACCCATCCGCCTGATGGGCGCGGTACTGCGCCAGCGCCAGCGTGTCGCCGCGTGACAGCGGCGCGCCCGCGTCATTCACGGCGCTCAACACCTCGGCTGCCCGCAGCATTTCCCGGCGCCGGCGATCAGCCACGCGCAGGGGGGCGGAGAATTCCTGCAGCAGGTCGCACAACCGCTTGAGGCTGGGGAAGAACTCGCACCGCCTGCGCACGTAGCGCAGCGCGTCAGGCCCCCAGATCTCGTCAGGCAGCCCCTCGGCCATCACGTCGCGCACCATCTCGGCAAAGAACTCGGCGCGCCGGGCGGCCGTCCATCCCTCGCTCATGCCCTCATGGGCCAGGTAGCTGCCCAGCCGCGCCAGCCACGCGCCGATCCGCCGGGCGCGCCTGCACTCAGTGCCTGAATCAGTCCCGGCCCCCATCATCGCACCACCCCCGCCTGCCGCAGCGCCTCACGCTGCCAGTCCTCCATCTCGTCAGTGATCGGCGCGTCAAACCCCGCCACCAGATCGGAAAAATCCGTCCGCCCCCGCACTTCTGGCCGCCCGCTGCCGCAAGCCCCATCCCCCCGGCGCACCGGAAAAACCCCGACCCACCCGCGCTGGGTGGACTGGTCCAGCACCGCCTCCACATCCTGCCCCTGCTCGCGCAAAGCCTGGAGCTGGCGCAAAGTCAGGGCGATGGCGCGCGGGGTAGGGGGCTTGCGGGCCTGGCGACGCATCTCAAGCCACCCCTCCCAGGCGGCAAGCGGCAGCCAGTCCGGCAGGTCTTGGGTCACCAATGCGCCGGTTCCCGGCCGGGTTCGTGGTTTTTCAGCACGGGGGGCAGGGGGGAGGATAATTGAAGGTTCCGTGTCAGTTCCTGTCAGTTCGGGTGCAGCTGATGCCGCCCTGGCAGCACGTGGTGCACCCCGCCCTGCACGGCGCGCACCTGCAGGGCCTGCCGTCCCGCCCGTCTCCCCCGGCCCGCGCCCCAGGTTGAGCCGCACTTCAGAGCGGCACTTTCCCCCGGGCCTGCTGAGCACGCCCTTGGCGCGCAAGGCGGTGATTGATGCGCGCACGGAACGTTCCGAAAGCCGCGTCATCTCCATCAGCCGCGCTACGGCAGGCCACGCCTCGCCGCCCTCATTGGCATGATGGGCCAAGGCGATGAGCACCAGCATCTGCGTGCTGCTGAGGTCGGCCTGCTTCCACGCCCAGTTCATGGCGGCAAAACTCATGGCCGCCCCCCTGCTGCCAGAGGCGCGCGGTTGATAGGCTGGAGGGGAAACGACACGTTGCGGGCGGCCAGGCCTGAGGCGTGGCGAAGGAAAAAGCTCTGCATGCGGCGGGGGTTAAGCATTTTTAATTCCAACGTAAAGCATTTTCGCTTATAGCTGGTTTCAATCCCGCAAGCCCCCAGCCTGAAAGCCCGCCCGCCATGCCCCAACCCAGCCCCGACAACCCCGACAATGCCGTGCGGACCCGCCAGAAAGCCTGGATAGACGCCATCCGCCAGGCAAGCGGCCACAGCTATTCCCGCATCGCGCGCGAATGCGGCCTGGCGCAGACAACCGTCAGCCGCTTCATGGATGACGCCCAGACCACCGGGGCGCTCTCGGCCCGAACGGAAGCGCGGATCAGCCAGCGCTACGGCGACCCGCAAGCCCCTGCGCCCCACGCGCCCGCGCTTCCCACGACTGACGCCCAGACCCTCTCCATCCCGGAATATGACGTGGCCGCCTCGGCAGGGGACGGGCTGATGGTGCCCGAGATGCAGCACCCCAGCCGCTACTGGACGCTTCCGCTCGAAGCCCTGCACGGCATCCGCGCCTCGGCGCTGGGCAAGCTCGCCATCCTCACGGTGGCGGGCGACAGCATGCTCCCCGATTACGCGCCGGGCGAGAAGATCCTGGTCGATACCGGCGACCGCCGCATCACCCATGACGGCGCTTTCGTGCTGTGGAACGGGGCCGGGCTGGTGGTGAAGATGGTCCAGGTCATCCCGGGCCCCAGGGGCACGCGCCGCCTGCGCATCATCAGCAAGAATGCCGATTACCCGCCCTATGAGCTGCCGCCTGAAGACGTGGTGGTCTCTGGGCGCGTGGCGGGAAAATGGGTATGGAAGTGAAAGCCGGATTTTTATGACACACACAGGTTATGACACGCACAGGGGAGGGATGAGATGAGTTCCGGAGCCGACAATGAAAGCACGCGCACCCCGATGCGCTGGGAATTCGCGTCCTACATGTTCAACGGCGAGCGCAAGACCCTCCCGTTCCCCAAAGGCGAGGCGGAGGAACGCGGCATCCTCAACCTGCTGGCCACCATCATAGACCTGGACACGCTCCAGGAAGTGCTGGGCCACGTGCTGAAATGCACCGTCTGCGGCCAGGAGATCTCCCACCCCATCACCACGACCGCCAACCCGACCTACCTGCCCACCAGGAAAGAAGGCGAGTTCGCCATCGAAACCCGCACTTTCTCCTGCACCAATTGCGGTAATATCCTGAGCTTCTTCCCGGACCGGCTGCAGGAGATCCGCGACAGCCTGGGCGTGACCCCCGTGAAGATCAGCGACGCGCCGCCCGCCGCGCCCTACTCCCTGCCCGGGCAGGACGCAACGCAACAGCCCCCGCAGGCCCCAACGCAACAGCCCCCAACGCAACAGCCTGCAACGCCGCCGGCCGGGCAGGCCCCGACACAGCCCCCGAAACCTTTCCTGGAAAAGGCCTTCCAGGGCCTGCTGAAAACGCTCGGCCTGCACAAGGGCGACCCCAAGGACGATCAGAAAGACGACCGGAAAGGCAATGAGCCGGGAGCGCGCAAATGACCGCTGACACAACCCCGGAAAACAACTCCGGAAACACGCCCGAAAACACCCCGGGCACCAGGCTCGCAACCTTCACCTTCAAGGGCGAAACCCTGGCCTTCAGGATAGGCGACCAACCCGGGGAGGACGGAACCTACCTGAGCGGCGTGATGAGCGCGATTGCCGGAACCTGCCTCAAGGAGCTGCTGGGCCACCACCTGAGATGCACCATGTGCGGCTGCGGGGACGCGGTCTGCCCGGGCAGGTATGACGACCCCTTCAAGCTGCCGCTGAAATCCGGCACGACCGTGCCCTATTACGCCTTCGGCTGCCTCAGTTGCGGCCATCTCCAGACCTTCGCCTACAACATCATCCACGAGCTCATGGAAAAATACGGGGTGGGGCGCGTCCACTTCATCAGTGAGGAGGAAGGGGAGACGGGGCCTGCGAAAGTGGACCGCGTGATCGGCACCATCCCCCTGGCCACCTACTGAATTTTGAGCTGAGTCCTGAACAACCGGAACGGGAAAGCGAAAATGACCTCGGAAAACAACTCCGCCAACACGCAGCCCTACAGAAGCGGCGCTTTCATGTTCGGCGACCGCCGCATGACCGTCACCCTGTTTGAACCCCAGACAGACGTCCGCATCGCCCGTGACATGGTCCTGCGCTCCATGATCACCTTTGCGCTGGACCAGTACCTGCTGCAGGATGACGGCCCCGGCCTGCACTGCACGGTATGCAACACCCCGCTGGTCAACAGCCTGTGCGGCCCAGGCGACCTCACCCTCCTGGTCCGCAGCGCCCACCCGGCCCAACCCACCTACACCTTCTTCTGCGGCAAATGCAGCAACATGGAATCCTTCATGACCTCCCGCGTCTACGCCATCATGAAACAATGCGGCATGAACCCGGACCACATCGAACTGAGCCACGAGGCGGCGGAGGGGTGAGGCTTTTACTTGACAAAATTTTCGTCTGAGTGTGGGACTAGTTACTAGCTATTAAGAGTTCTGCCATTTGATAAGCATGTCCCACGGCCCCAGGAATTAGGGTGTATTCAGTTATTAAGTAAATTTCCAATCAAGAGAAAAACGAGGGGATTGAAATATATAAATAACCCACACCTTAGCAAATAATAACATTTACTTTCAAATATGGTTTTGAAATATCTTCTTTATATTCAAAAACATGTGATTTTTTATAGGGTACGGTTAATTTTAAGTAGCAGAGGAATGTGAAAATGACAGAAAGCAATGACCATAACGAGCCGCAAAATGGGAAAAGAAATGGTAGAAAAAGATATGACTTTGAGAAGGCTGAACATATGTCACGTGCTCAAATGAATATCCGGTTTACAGGTTATGCAGTTGAAAATGGTGAGATGAGTGTCAATGAATTGGCTCCATCTTTGCTAGCCTTTGGAAAAATGCTTGAAGCAGCGACTCATGTTATAGATGGGAAAGAAACTTCTATACAGGTAAATATTAAAGCAGCCGAAAAGGGGTCTTTTATTGTAAGTCTTGACATTGTTCAAGGTATATTCGAGCAAGTATGGGACTTCTTTAAATCTCCTGATGGAAATTCTCTCAACAATTTACTGACAGCGCTAGGTTTTTGTATTCACGGCCCTGGTGCCCTAGTAGTCTCCGGGATTGGCTATGGTTTAATTGAAGTAATAAAAAAGATTAGAGGTAGAAAGATAATCTCCTCTAGGACCCTTGAAGATGGGAATGTCAAATTATCATTTAAAGAGGGGGACAAAGAAGGGGAAATTATTGTCCCACCCAAAGTGGCTCAATTATTCTCTGATCCGCAAGTAAGAAATAGTTTAGCAAAGAGTTTACGGCCTCTTCAAGCGCCTGGGATTGAGTCAATGGACTTTCAAATGGGAGATGAGAAACCAGTTAAAATTACTAAAATGGAAAGCGAATGGTTTGAAACAGAGGATTCTAAAGAAATAAAAGAAGAAAATGAAGCTACTGCACTGTTAAAAGTTGTTGGACCAAATTTTGAAGATGGTAAATGGTTATTTTCAGAAGAAGATGGTGGAAAGCCTTTTAGCGCCGAAATGAGAGATGAGAAATTTCATAAAAGAGTGGACGAAGGAGAAATTAGCTTTCGTGCGGGAGATATGTTGCGTTGTAAAATACTGAAGCAGCAAATTGCTAAGGGCTCTAAGCTAAAAAATAATTGGATTATATTGGAAGTTTTAGATCATATTGTGCCTATTGAGCAGTCAAATTTATTCGATAATTCCTAAATTTCTTCAACTACATTGACAATAAAGCAAAAAAGCTTATAAACTCCCTCGCAGCCCCCACTGCCTGGGAGAACCCCTGATGCGCTCCACCGCTCCCCTCACCAGGGAAGACCACCGCGCCCTGCACTACGGCAAGCTGCTGCTGTGCAAGAACGGGCCGTATCATCCCGAGCATGAGGCGCAGCTGCACAAGGCCTATATGGATCATTGTGCAGAAATGGCTGAGCGCATTTTTGAAAAATCCGTCTCCGATGCCTTCGCCGATGCTGCCTGCGCCGCCGAAACGCTTGAGGCTGTGATCACAGTCAATGATTGCGGCGGGGAAGGGGGCACGGAAGACTTCTGCTCCTACAATACCGCCGCCAGCCGCGCCGGCTATTGCGGCGCGCCGGGAATGGAAGCGCGGGCCTGACCCGCGCCCCTCACCACAGCTGCTGAAACCGCGCAGCGATCTCAGCTTCTATCTCTTCCAGGGAAACCGGCTGAAAAGGTTCCTGCGGCGCGGCAAAGGCGAGCATTTCCGCCCATTGGGCGACGGCCGCTTTCAGAAAAGCACCTGGGCCATTGAAGAAAGCAAACATCAAGGTTTTCCTTTCAAGCCATCCCCAACCCCTCAACCCACAACAAGCCGCAGAACAAACGCCAGCACGCCGCCTGCGATGGGCGTGAAGATGAGCAGCCTCAGGGTCCATTTCAGGATGGTGCGGCTTCTTGCAAGGATCTTCTCGTTCTGCTGCAAGCGCCCTTCATACTCTTTTATGAAGAGCTGGAGCGTTTCCGTCTCTGTTCGGGCGCGTGCGGTCTCGGCATTGCCCAGAAGCCGGTCTGTCTCTGCAGGGGTCAGGTTGATGCTTTCCCAGCTCTGGGCGTGAAACCCCTTGATGCACAGCAGCCCGGCCGCGCTGAAGCCCAGGGCCATGCAGCCGCACACCACTTCCAGCGAAGGTTTGGCAAACGCCCCGCCGATACTGGCCGTGGCCAGGGTGGCGTAGAGGGGCAAAAGCGTGACAAAGCGGGCCATGATGCGGTCATGCATGCTCACCTGCTCGGCCGCATAGGCCTTGAGAAAGGCGAGCTTCTGCCGCGCAATCCACAGCGGGGTGATGTGAGGGTCCGTGTCCGTCAT